CCATTTAAGGACATAGACAATCTCAGTTCAAAGAACCTAACATACCATTCACAAAGCATGATGCTGGGTCTGGTTGCTTGTATATCATATTAACATAAAAAAGGCAGTAGACAAGCACGGGTATTAACTTGCCTACCTAGACGCCCTATCCATTGCCTTGTCGAATAGGGTTTTATTAGTTTACTTATCTTTTTTCTTTTTGGTCAACTTTGTCACGACTTGTTTAACTATTGGGCGGACAAGCTGAAGTACCAATGGAGCAGAAGCACCAACCAAAGCAAGGCTAAAAACCCCAACAAACTGTGGAGCAGACGGAATGTATTGTTCTTTCCACTCAACTGCTTCATAAAGAGTTATGCACTCACTTCCATCTTGCCCTCTTTTGTGTTCGATAACACGTTCTAGCTTTTTATCGTTACGAAAATCTCCTACTCTTTGGTCATTTTTTCCAGGACAGGGAGGAAAATCTGGTGGGGGAGGGTCAGGTAGTGGAGGAATATCTGGCTGCTCTGTCTCTGGTAAGGGTGGTGGATCATTACTGACAGGTGCTTCTTCTGTAATGACAAGATTCTCAGGAGAGTAATCAAGAGGAATGAAACTAGGAAACGGAAAGTCACACGTTGTATATACACCATTAGGATCTTCTAATAATAAATTACGATTACCAGTATTTTTTATATCACGATGCTGATAAGTACAACCAGGAACATTAATCTCAGGTGGTTTTGTTACTTGAATATAGTGTGGGCTATATATTTGTGGAACATCTGGAATATATACCTCTCGAATTTGAATGTCAGGTATTTCAATCGTAGGCATCTCTTGGTAAATAAACTTCTACAAAAGAATGGCATTTAGGGCAGGAAAGATTAGTAACCATACTATATTCCTGTGAAGAACAAGGATAATCCTCTTCATTCATATCGTGATCTCCTCCCCAGATTAGTTCAGTTTTACAATGCCAGCAGTTCATTTAATTATTGGCATAGATGGACCCGTTACTTTCGGTAAACCTTTTTCTAAAACTTTAGGCATCATTCCTTGAACATTACCAACAATTTCATTCATAACTCTTGATTTAAACTGTTCTGATGTTACATATTTGTATGCAAAGTACGTTCCACCACTCATAGAGGCTACCATTACAAATGAAACGATGCTAAGAATATTAGCAATTTTTTGAAACATGATTAAATTTGCAATTTTAAAAGCA